ATCATAGCTCCCCCCTCCGTGCTAGAAGACGTAACGGCGTAATCTTCAACTGCCGGAATAACTTAAATCACGGGTGTTATTCATATCCCGGAGACAGAGTAGTCTCATTGTAGGCGAGATATCGCCTGCGTGTGCAGACGACCATACGGTGGGTCGCCTGCACTGTTGTGTTGACATTTAAATGCCACGTACGCGTCAACTACGCACGTGGTTCCCCCCCGCACCGAAGTGCGGGGGGGGTTTTAGGCGGCTGTGTGCCTTGAGACGTGCGTTACCAAAGAATTAGTGTTGTAGTTCTTGTAGCACGTCTCTCCGTCTATCTCGACCTTTATGCTGGTGTCGTATTCATACGAGCTGCGTTCGGACAATTTGTCTATTAAATCTAAATGTCGTATGTCGTACCCCGATGATGTCTTGCATGCATCATAGTATTCCTCTAGGTCGTCTTGGCTTATAGAATATGTCTTTTCGAGCCATTCTTCGAATAAATCCGAATCGTCATTTTTGCATGTTGTATATCGCGAATTATGCGTTTTCTCAACTGTTTTCTTAGTGGTCTTTATGCCATAATGGGCTGCGCATCTGATTAACATGTTTGCGTATTCTTCATAAAATCTAATGCCGTTACTCCACGCTTTGATTGATAGGGCATTAGCTAGTGCCAGTTCCGCGTTCAGCATATTTTCTCTATCCCCGGGCTTTCTCAAATTGTTGTAGGTCCAGGGCGTAAACAACAAAACTCTGTCCGGTTGTCTCAATACACGTACAGAATCATCTTGTCTTTTCAACCAAACCGTTGACAAATAATTGCCTTGGTCTGGTTCTACTATGTTGATGTATTTAGCTATTTGACCCAAATTGCCCATAGTGTCTGGTGGAGTGAAAGTCCTGGTCATGAGAAGTTTCTTCATGTTCACTGAATCTGCTCTCTCACATATGATTATGGTATCATCTCCACATGTTTCTAAGAAATAGTGGTGCCCTTCGATATAGGCGCCCTCCAATGCGAATCTAACGTATTCAGCCGCTGTTACTGTATTGCCGTCACTAGTCGACATGAAACCTGAACCAACGCTACCCTCAACCACATAATCGTAGTTGGTCTTTCGGTTGCGTACTTTCTGCATCATATTGTTCAGTACTTCGTTTACATGCGAATCGTCGCAATCGATGTATGGCATAATCAGATCGTAAGCTGCTGTGTATCTCTTCGCATGAGTTAGTTTCTTGATCCACGCCCATTGTGTTCCATCAAACCCAGAACCATCTATATCTATCTTAACTGGATCTGCAAAGTGTTGGAAAAAATTTGAATATTTGCTATTCCTCTCATCCCAATTCAGACCGCTACCATAAGAAATGTCATACTTCTTGTGACATTTACTGACGAAGTCAACGACTGGGCCCATGAGCACTTTGGCCAATGAATTCTGAGCGGTTATGTTCCTTGCTTTATCACATTTTACGCACTTTTCATCCGTCTTCACATGCGCGTCGCATATTAACAAATCGGAAAGTTTGTCCACAATCATTGAGTCTGCTTTGTACTTATCATAAGCCTCCTGGTATTCCTTTCTTTTTGTTGGATCTTCCCTAGTGTCTATCCAATTCTGTACGCTAAGAGCTTGCCACTTATCGTGATCTTTGCCTAACACATCATCGTTAAAGAAACCCCAGTAGTAATAATTCTCATAAACTGGTAGGCGTTTCTCAATCCACCAATTAGTGAATTCTTCCTTCCTATCTTCAGTATACCATGCTCTGAGGATCAAATTTCGGCTTATTGATGTGGTGTTCGTGCAAGCACAGCTGTGCATCTTCTTCGGTATGAAGTTGTCGTTCTTCTTGCCTACAAAACAAGGGCAGATTTGTACCAAGCCATCTTTGTGTGATAAAAGTTTATTCTCTTTTTCGCAAACTTCCTCAATCTTTCTTTTCTGCCTTTGCACCATGATGTGCCCCAGTGCGGGTTTGGACACTCTTTTACCGTCGTTTTCTCTATACGAAATGTCGTTGAAGACTTCTCCTTCTCTTTTCTGGCTGAGGGTGGTGTTGGGTGTTTCACCGAAATATTCGTCGCAATCTTCGTATGGACATTGGTTGCTAAATTGCGGGTGGTCGTGTGCATATTTATGGACGTGTGAATATGGTCGTTCGCATGACGCACAAACGTGGTAGTGTTCGTATTCACTCTTGTTAAGCTTGCTATTTTTCTTCAGGTTGGCATCTAAGATTGTGTCCATGCCCAAGTCGGGGTTGTGCTTGACCTCCAGTCGAGGTTGATCCGCTGTTACAATGTTCTTCTTGTCAAAGGGGTTTTTGCTCTTAGAGAACAAACGTCTGCCTATGTAGTCACTGATTTTCGTCAACACACAACTCGCAAGAACTATCAGAGGACTGCTGTTGTTCGTAGTGTTAGATCTATGGTTGTTTGACTCCATGGCCGCAACTTTGGGCGAGTTCATCAAAATCAATAAGACAACGCATAACAACACTCTTTATTTGGTCAGGTGTTTTCGCATTGTACCTAATGTGTCCGCTGCGTTAGTTAACTGTACATACAGGAAGATTAAAGCCAGGCATGTGGTGAGTAAATTGATGTCGTAGTTGCCTATACAACCGGTGATTATTATATAAAAGCATGCGATGAAAGGCAACAGCGGCAATCGTTGTATTGTCCTCCAGAAACCGTGGTAGCTGAATGTGTGAATGATCAAGCCAGCTATTAGAGCAACGAGTTGTGGGAGTGCAAAAATCTCTTCAAAATCCTGGTCACTTTCGTACGCTCTGCCTATTGAACCATTGAGTTCGTATAGTGGTGTCTCATAATACTTGAGAGTCTTGTTGTCAAAGTGATCGTGTGCCCATTCTAATGCATCCTGTACTTCGCGTATTTGGAAAGCATACATGTCTTCATAAGCTTTTTTCACATCTGGGTCTTTTTGGTACACGCCGAACACGCATATGGCGGCTAGTCTGCCGTCTTCTTCTGCAATATCTCGCACAGTTGATCCATACCGATGTATGCACTCTCTGCTCTTAGCAATGCGGTCGGCCCTAAACAACAATTTGTCAACATAATAAGATACGCGATCTATGATGTCCACGTTAGACTCGTATGAGTAGAAGTCTGCGCTAACGAAGTTCATGAAGAAATCGTACAACCTCGAAAATGGGTGTTCTTTCCAATTCTTCTCGCCGCTAGCGTATTCATGTGATTTTACCATGCTTGCATATGTTCTATAGGTCATTATGCTAGCTTCAAGGACTTCTTTGGTTTCTCTTTTCGGTATTATGTTATCGTAATTATATTCCAGCCAAAGTTTTCTTCTGACCAAACAAGAGTCGTCGCGTTGAGGGCATGCCCAGTCGTCGTCGACGGCACTTGCTTCAGATAGAAGTGGTGCTCTTCCGCCTTTGTCATATATCTGCCAAAAATTTGTACCACTTTTTATGCTAAAAATGAGGCAGTTCATGACATTGAATGGAACATCGGTGCTAATCATTGAACCCTCCCAGCGTTTCATCTTTGCTGGATCTTTGAGTGAGGCCATGGCAGATAAGTACTTGTTGTGCAGCTTTGTACCTGGTTTCAGATGCGCACACCAGTCGAAAATTGTGGGAGTTTTGCTTGAAGTGAGTATGTATTTCTCTGTTGATACATCCATTTCGCCAGATCTAACGCGGTGGAAGAGTAGTGTCCACAAAATTATGGAGAGTATGAACCTTAACCATTTGTAGTTGATCCTAGCATTTGCAGTACTTTGGATGTATGTTATTCCAACGTGCAACCACGATAGCTGTGCATTGTATCTCTCATACAGACCATGTAGGGTGACTTCATAAGTTGAGGCGATGTATAGTGAGCATAACACTACCAGGTTGACATACAACCCGAAGACATTGTAAACGTAAGCCCACAACACATATGCACAGGCTATAGCTGAATTTCGGATTGATCGGTGCTTCGCTGCTACAATCAAGTATGCTGCTATCAACAATGGTAAAGTGATCAGCCACACGAAAGTTTCTGCACAATTGTTGTATATTTCCTCGCCTATGCTCTTCTCTCTGAAAGCTTCGCTAATCTCGTTTGTGAGTCTTTGATTGTTCTCTTTCGCCAATCTGCATGTTAGCACAGTTAAGTCAGTTATGTCTGTCTGGCTAGCCTCCTCCAAATGCTTTGTGTAATATGTGGATATGCTAGCAGCCATCTTTTCCCATTTGCCAGTCTCGCTGTTGATACCTAGCGCCATCGATATACAATGATTTAGAATGCTTTGTGGCACGCCAACGAGTGTGTTCCTTGGTATAACTATTGACATACCGGTGTATCGTATCTGATGTGACTGGTATATTTTGTTCCTAAAGTAGACGACTTTGCCCGTTGGAGTTTCTAAACTATATGCTTGATCACATTCGTTTTGTACGATGATCAATTTGGCGAGTTGTGCGAACGTGCATTCTATGGGGTCAAGAGTGTGCGTGGCGGTCACCGGTTTGGGTTTGTTGTCGTCTAATGACAAACTGCTCTGATCAGCAATTATTGCGCTTTGTTCTTTGGTCTCACCGCCCATTGTGCAACTGACTTCTTGGCTTGAGCTAAATGTGATGTTTTTCCCTTTTTCACCTAAGTCCGACAAGCTGAGGATATTGGACTCGTTTGCGATCGACGATTTTGCTTCTTCGTAGTCATCAATTTGGTATACTGCGCCGGTGCAGATGACGTTCTGAACGCATCTGTTGAGAGTGAACGAAGCGACATTGACGGATAAACGTTC